GCCATCATCATCAACTACATAACCATCAATTATTTGTTCAGGTAGCCAACGTCTGGTTATTAATTCATGTGCTAAATCATAACATTTCAAATAATTTATAAAATCAACAACAGATGCTATTTTACGAGGTAGGACTAAATTATTATTTTTAAAATCAGGTGTCAAATTAAAAGAATATTTACAAGCGTCATAATCATATCCTACTATCTTACCATTTTGATAGGTTCCAATATATTTCTTTAATGATTTAAATTTTGAGACAACACCACATTTAATATCACCTATAAAAAATAACGAATTATCACCGCTATCATAATCAAATTGTTTAATTTTTGATTGTAAAGCTTCTGCATGTTTATCTATTGGTATTAATTGCATTAAATCAATATCTCCTGCTTCAATATTACCTTTAAAAATAGCGCTACCATATGTTATGAGTGTTTTTTTTTCATTTATTAATTTATCCAAATCTAATTGTTGAGGATTATAAGTTATATTTTTGATTCCATTTGATTCATCAGATGTATAATCTTCAGGATATCTCTTTACTCTCAAAATATTTTTATATAACTCTTTTTTATTCTTTTGTTCTGATAATAAACCATGTGCTGCCATTACTATTATATAATAAGTGTATTATATAATAATTTTTGGATATAATGTATTAATTTTTTTTTATTTCTAATGGTATTGCGACTGTTTCTTCAATCTCATCTGATTCACTTTCTGAATCATTAATGGTATCCTCTAAATCTTGGACTATAATATATAATTTTTCAACTAAGTCTTTTAACATTTTATTTTCAGTTGTTGTATCATCGACCATTTTTTGAAGAATTTTAATTTGACTTTCAACTAAATTACATCTATTTTTCATAATATCCATTTCTGACAGTTCTAATTCTTTAGATATAGGTTCGACAGGTAACAAATCCATTATACTATATATCAGAAATAAATTTTTTATTTTATACTCATTCTTCTAAAATATCATTTGATTGTTCTTTTTTTTTCTTTCTATATTCTCTTTGTTTTCTATTTATTTCTTCTTTATTTTTTTCATATAATTCGCGTCTCTTTTCATTTATTTTATCTTTATTTTTATTTATATATTCTCTTATATATTCTAATTGCTTACATTTATAATTTTTTATATCTTCTTTATGATCTTCTTTATATTTTTTAGATAATTCAATGCGTCTTTCTATTGTATCATGATAATATTCTTTTCGTGTTCTTAGTGGAATTGTAATATTTACTAATTGATCTTTATGTTGAAGTATTAATTCTCTTTCTCTTTTTGTTAATTCATCTATATTATTACATGGAAATAATTCGATTAATTCGATATATGCATCTCCTGCGTCAATTATTTCTCGTGATCTTGTTGATTTTCTTATACGATGCCCTGTCATTCTTTGACATAATGATTGGGTAGTTGCTCCTAAATACCATTTTTCAATATTTGGACTTTTAACTGCATAAATTTTTGATTTAGAATAATCTGGCATTTTTTATAGTATATATGTTTTTTTATGTTTAAATATGTTATATTATGCCGACAATTAATTCAACACCATCATTTAATATTTTTGTAATATAGTGTTTATATTTTTCTCTTCCTATTTCGTCTCTTGGTTCAGTAATTCTTACTCTATAAAAATTAGGTCTTGTAGTTTTATCAACTGCTTTTAATGGCTCCATATTATGAGAGTATAACCAATCTACAATTTTTTGTTTATTATAATATTTTTTAGGGAACGCGAGTGCTTGAATTTCACTTGATCCACCTATTTTATCTAAATTAAAGCCCCCTACCTGTTTCATAATTGAATCTGATTCTTCACGTAAATCATTTCTATTTATATTAAATAGACGTATTTTATTATTTAAATCTTTCGTATAAAACTCTTCATATTCTGCTTTATCCTTATCTTCAATATATCCTTTTTTTACATCCATAATCCCTCTTTCATATTGTGCCAAATTATTTAATATATATAATATTCGACGTCTATCATCAAATTTCATAAATTTATTTTGAAATATACCATCAATAATTGGAATAATTATATCTTTATCTTCTTTTGATAGATCTTTTGATAGATCTAATGTATATATTTCTTTAATTAAGTTCATTATATTATCCATATAGCTTTTCATTAAATTTGGATCTTTTTCAATTTTTTCAAGATCATTTCTTATAGTATTAAATTGATTCATTATTTTATATAATAAAGTGTATGCTGGTTCTGATCCTTTTGTAAAAAATATAGATGTTTTTTCTTCTTTACTTTTTTTTTTATTTTCTTTTAATACTTCCAATTCTTTCTTAGCTTTTCTCATTCTAATCAATGATTGTAATTTAGTGGCTGCATTATTTTTTAATATTTTATCTTCTTCTAATATCTGTGTTTTTTCTTTCATTAATCTCTCTTCCTCTTTTTGAATTCTTTCTTTTTCTAATTTTAATTTAGATTCTGTATCATCTATAAATTTAAAATATTTTTCAACTTTATCAGGATTTTTTATAAGATCCATATTCTTATATTTTTCAATCTCTTTCATTAATTTCTTTGGTAGTGGCAGGCCTAATTGTTTTAATCCTTGACTAATTTGGTTTAATCCCCAATATCTAATTTGATGTGCATCATATGCTTCAGCTTGAGTCGGTCTTCTCTCAGTTTTTTTTAACTCTCTTTGTGCTCCATAGTATATTTTTTTAGGTTTATTTGCTGACATTATATATTATATTATATATTATTATTGTTTTTTTTTGACATTATAATTATATTATTATATTATGGGTAATATACCGTGTTGCTGCGCTCAAAAAGATGACGACCCTAAAATTGAAGTTAAAGTCAAAGATGTATATTGTTGTGATAATATTCAAAGTAGTTGTTGTATAAAAACTGAAAAAAAACATCATCATCACAAACATCATACACATCATACACATCATTCAACAAAAACATAAAATAATATAATTAGATTTTATATATTTAAATGGCCGACTTGAGGAGATCTATATTTCACATTTAAAATATTAAATACATCTTCAATATTTTTCACTTTCATTAGATTATTATTTTCATCAAATAAACCATTAGATGTTAATTTATAACCCATATTTTTTGCTTTACGTCTTAAACTAATTTGCAATTGTTTATCATAATCATGTCCTAATTTTTGAAAAATAGAATTTTCTTTATTCATTCTCCATATATTTACATCTATAAGGTCCCATAATTTAAAATGGACATATAATGGACCATTTGAAATCAAATTTATATTAGCGTCTTTTTTTATATTTTCATATATTTTTTGTGGATCATTATAGGTCAAAAAATCAAGATCACCAATAAATTCTTTTTTACGTTTATATGATCCGGTGGCCTGCATATGATATTTCTTCGATAAATAATTGACTAATTCAATAAAATCCTTACGTCTAAACATTAATAATATATGCATTAGATATTATTAATATTTAATTATCTTTATAGCCAATTGATCGAATATAATCATTACTTCTACATATTGGACACTTTTTACTTATTAGACTGTTCATACAGCTATTACATAACCAATTACTACATATTGAACAGGTTATACCATTATTTGCATCATAATCATCATAACAAACTACACAACATTTATCTTTATTAATAGAATTTTTAAAATATTTAACCGTTATCTCTACTCGATCTGTTAAATCCCATGATACATAATAATAATCATCCTTATTTATACATATTATTTTAATGTCTTTTATTTTATGTGTTTCTTCAAGTTTTAAAAAAAATACTTCAGTTTTTGGACTTCTTTTCATATATATTAATAATTTATCATCTATTAAACAGTATAAAATACCATTATTTATTTCAGATTCTGATTTTTTAGTATAATTTAAAATGGTATATCCTGGGAAGTGTTTAACAAAACATTCATTAAAATTCATATGTATAATATACAATAATAATTTATATTTATATTCTTTATTCTTATTTTTAATATTAAATTTTAAGAAATGCGGAGATATTTTTTATTTAATAACTTCAAGTGAAAAAATTTCACTCAAGTGAAAGAAAAAACCAAACTTTCTCATATATGGGCTAAAAAAGGGCTATATATAGAAAAGTTTGGTTTTTTCTTTCACTTAAGTGAAATTTTTTCACTTAATATTTAATATAAAAAATAAGAATAAAGAATATAAATAATAAAATTATTATATATTGTATATTATACAATGAATTGTTTAGAGTTTTTCAATAAGAATAATATTAAATGGATGCCAATTAATATTAATGAAGAAAAAAGACCAATTAAAGTCAATCATCCATCTTATAATAATTCATCTTTTAATATTCCAACTTTCAATGATTTTAATAAATTAAGTGATAAACAAATAAATGATAGACACAAAGCCTATGATATATGTAATATGATCGCATTTGATACATCTAAAATTAATATAATAGATGTAGATAGTCCCAAAGCTGAAGAAATATTTAATAATATTAAAAATAATTATCCATATTTTTTATCAATTAGAAAGAAATTAGCACATATTTTTATTTTATTAGATGATGAATATTTGATATCTAATAAACATCAATATAAAAACGATGATATTGATTTTGATTTATTGCATGGTCAATGGTCTTATATTGCTAAAGATACAATTATTTATAATGATAATAAAGAAATAAAGAAACTGGATTATAATGACAATTTTATTTTAACAAAATTAATGAAGCCTAAACAACAAAATAATCTAAAAAAAATAATAAATGACACAAATTCAAAATATATTAAATTATTAAATATATTTACAAATGAAGATCTAAATAAAGAAGACGGCACGGCCAATACATCTTATAAAGAATGGTTAAGTATTGGGATGGCTCTATATAATGAGGATCCAAAATTGATAAATGTTTTTAATGAATTCTCTAAAAGATATAATTCATATAAAAATGATAATGAAGTAATCATAAAATGGAATTCATTTACACAGGAGAAAGACACTAAAATAACTATCAAAACAATTTATTATATATTAAATAAATACAATCATAATGAAGAAGTAAATGAATGGACAAATGAATATGACAGTGAATGTATATTTTGGAAACTATTAGAAAGTCCGTCTGATTATGATTTTGCTAAATTATATTATTCATTAAATCCAAATAAATATATACACTCACAAATCGAAAAAATAAGCAATTGGTATGAATATAACGAATATAATGTATTAATATCATATGGATCAGAAGCCCCACCCTCTTTATTAAATTCAATCCCTGAAATTATTAGACCCGAAATCATCAAACAAAGAAATAAATTAGTCCCACCATTAAAAGAAGAATTAACAGTCGAACAATTTGAGATCCAGACAAAAATATATGATAATAAAATTAAATTATGTAAAAAAGCATATCAAGACCTCGGCATGATGTATAAAGGTAAGGGTATAATTGCATATCTTAAAAAATTATATACAATTGATAAGATATATGATAAATTAGATGCAAATACACGAATCATCGCATTTAATAATATTATATTTGATTTGGATATAGATGGATTTAGACATATACAACCTGATGATTATATCACAAAAACAAATAAATTGACACTCAATATTAAAAATGCAAAAAAAATAAATGAATTAAAACAACAGATTCAAAAATTATTAAAAGATATATTTGATAAAGATGAAATTGTTAATTATTATATGACTATAACTGCTTTATCATTATTTACTAATAAATTTGAATCTATATATTGTTTAACAGGTGTCGGAGCTAATGGTAAAGGTCTATTATCATCTATAATTCAAAAATCATTGGGTGATTATTTTGGACAAGCTGAAAACACATTTTTGACTCAAAAAAAGAAAGATGAAAAAAACCCAACACTCGCAAAATCAAAAGGTAGACGTTATTTATTAGTAACAGAACCAGAAGAAAATGAAAATAATGTATGCACTTTAAATATTGATTTTGTTAAGAGCATTACAGGTCGTGATATAATTACATGTAGAGATTTATATAGCTCTACAATTTCATATATGCCACATTTTACAATGTTTTTACAATGTAATGAAAAGCCAAAATTAAACAAATTAGACAATGCAATTATAAGACGATTAAAAGTCATTAACTTCCCAAATGTTTTTAAAATGAATCCAGATACATCAAATAAATATGAGAAACAAGCTGATACAGATTTAAAAGATAAAATTGATGATGATTTCGCGACTGCTTTTTTAATGTTATTGTTTGATTATGCGATGGAACACAAAGATAAGAAAGAGATAGAAATGCCGAAAGATTGTAAAGATGAAACAACTAAATATATTAATGAGAATAATATTTTTGGTGATTGGTTTTTATCAAATGTAATTAAACAAAATAATCAAGAAATTTTTATAAAATGTAAAGATTTGAAAGATATATTTAATAGATGTGTTGATGATTGTGATAAACTAAAAAGCGTATCTGAACTTATAAAAAAATTAACATATAATAATATTGTAGTTAATGAAAAAGATGGATATAAAATATTAAGAAATTATAAAATTAAAGAACAAGAATCACAATCTTATTTTATTTCAGATAATGGATTAGATAATTAAATAAATATTTAATCAAAAAAAATGGTTTAAGAAATTTATAATATAATATAATATTATAAATGCCAACCAATTCTAAAGAATATATGAATGTATATATGAAAGAATATTATCAAAGACAAGTTAAAGTAAAGTGTGA